ACCAATGAAAGCGCACTGGACGAATTAAAGACCGGGAAATCATTTCTTGTAAAGTGGGATAGGTGACGCTATGGGAATAGGCTATGTTGACAGCGTTGTTGTCTACAACCGCTACATAAACGGGCTGATGGAAACAGAAACGTATTTCGGCACACGGTTTGACAATGTGCGGATTGAACTTACGCAGGGAGCAAACCAAAAGGCAAGCGGCATGGAAAACGCCAGCGTATGCGTGGTGAAAATCCCGAATGTCAATCTGCCAAAGCCATACAAAGCCCCAGAAGTTTGGAACGACCTAACGACGGATGAAATGCTGGAAAGCTTCACACTGGACACCGAAGGAAAGAATTTCTTTGTGATTGTGAAAAAATCGGAGTTAGGCATAGACATTGATGTGCCTGTCGGACTGATAGAGCAGGACGAAACCAAGTACCCCGGTGGCTTTTTTGAGTATATCAAGACCAAGTACGGTTATGCGTTTAGCGTTGATACAGTGGACGTTTATACGCTGATACCGAGGTTTGAAATTGGAGGAAGATAAGATTATGGATTTTGGAAAAGCATTAGAAGCAATTAAAAACGGAAAGAAAGCAAAGCGTAAGGGCTGGAACGGCAAAGAACAGTACATCGAACTGGCGCAGAATATCAGCTATCAGAACATGGGAGGGGAGGTTGTCAACTGCAACCATGAAAACATCGGCAATAAGGCGATTGCATTTGTCGGCACATCCGGCGTACAGATGGGTTGGCTTGCTTCACAGGCTGACATGCTGGCTGATGATTGGGAAATTGTGGAGTAGCCTATGCCCGAAGAAATCAAAGAACGCCTGTCAAAAACCGAATATGATAAGGTCGGGGAAATGCTGCTGGAACTGATTGCGGAGTGCCCGTATATCCCGGAGGACGCTAAGATTAAGTACAACGCATTGGAAGTCGGAAAGTGTGTAAGCATATCGACCGCAGGAGGAAATATCAAAAAAAGAAATGTGCTTGGTGGATTTACGGCAGAACTGGTAATACGGATTATGTACCAGAGCTTTCCAAAAACAAACGCACAGATGATTAACGCACAGGCGGTTGTTGATGACATTGCCGGATGGTTGGAAGATATTAAGAATCTTCCTTGTATGACAGGTAACAGAACAATAACAAAAATCACCACAAGCGGCAGTTTTTCAGATGTAATAGAGGTTGAGGGCGATAAGTCAACTGTCTATGCCGCCGATGCGGTGATGGAATATGAAGTAGAGTAGAAAGGAGAAACACAATGAAATTACCAAGAGCGGCATACGCCATATGGCTTTCATTTGACAAGAAAGAATGGACGCTGATTGGAAAAGACACGGATTCCTTAACGTACGAGTTGAACCCGGACGTGGAGACAACCAAAAACGTACTGGGGGAAACCATTGTAAACCACAGCGGCTACCAGCCAGAACTGGCAGTAGATACATACTATGCCCGGACGGAAGATGCCATTTATGAGAAAATCCTCGGCATGGCAATGAACAGGAAATTTGATGAGGATTCGACTGCGGCTTATCTGTTAGAAGCGGTTCTGGACGAGGAGGTAAGGGATTCTGACACAAAGACGCTGACCGGAAAAGGCTGGATGGAGAATGTTGTCGTTGTTCCCCAGAGCACCGGCGGAGAACTTGCTGGATTTGGCTTGCCATTTAATGTAAGTCCAAACGGCGGCAGGGTAGAGGGAACTGTATCTGTAACAGAAAGAGTACCGACATTCACTCCTGCGACTGGTGGGGAAACTCCGGCAGCATTAAGCGAACAGAAACTTGCCAAGACAAGCAGCAAGAGCAATCTTAGTTAAAAAATAATGGGGTGTATTCGTTTGGGATATGCTCCATTTCTGAAAGGACAATAATATGGCAGAAATTGAAGAAATGAAAATTGAAAATGAAAATACCAAAACAGAAGAAATCAGGATTGACAACCGGTTGACGCTTACAAAAGTATACGTCGGCGGCGGTGATGATTACATCGTGATTTCCGGCAATGATATTTCTATCTTTGACAGATTCCGGGCGGCTGGTGATGAACTGACAGCATTAGCAGAGGAAATGGAAAAGAAAGAGTCTGAATCCGGCGATATGGACTATAAAAAAGAAATTGAGGAAAGGAAGTATTTCTCTGAAAAGGCAACTGCTATTATGGATGGAGTTTTCGGCGAGGGAACAACTCGGAAATTCTTTGGTGATGTGTATGCAGTGATTCCCAACTTCCAGCCGGATTTAGAGTGTTTCCTTGACTTTTGGGATAAGTTAATCCCGGTCATTGAGAGATTATCTGAACACAAGATTAAGTTAGAAAAACTGGCAAGCAAACAGCGCATGGCAAAGTACCAGCCACAGGATCATAAAAGGAAAGGCAAAAAATGATAGGCGCATTGTCGGAGACGTTGACGGTGGGCGGTGAAGAATATCCTATCAGAACCGACTACCGCAATGTCCTCCAAGTATTTGAAGCGTTCCAAGACCCAGAACTGGCCCAGGAGGAAAAGTGGATTGTTGCTATCTATCTTCTATTTGAGGACTTTTCTTGCGCTGATGATGTGCTGCAGGCGGCGCAAAATGGCTTTGACTTGGAAGAAGCAATAAAACAAATATCATGGTTCATCTCCGCTGGACAACCAGAAAAACAGGTACTTGAACAGCCGACATATAACTGGACGCAGGATGAACAGATGATTTTTTCCGCGGTCAATAAGGTTGCCGGGAAAGAAACGAGAGAACTGGATTACCTGCACTGGTGGACGTTTCTTGGATATTTCAATGAAGTGGGAGAAGGCACATTCTCTTTTATTGTAGGGATACGGAATAAGCTGAATAAGGGTAAGAAGCTTGAAAAGCATGAGAAAGAGTTCTTATCCCACAACAAAGAACTGGTGTTGATGAAAAAGCCACTGACAAAGGAAGAGCAGGAGCAGGAGGACGCATATAAGACATTGCTTAATGAGGTGTTGGGATGACAGACAAAGAAATAGGCAAGGTTGCCAGGGAGATTGCGGATAAAGGGTATACTGCAATCGTAAAAAAGAATAAGGACGGATATTTGATTCTTAAGCAAAAGTGTGAGATTGTGAGGAAAGATAATGTATCGACAAACCAAAAACTATGAAAACCTCCAAAAGCGCATATTTGACGGCATGGGAGAATACGGCATACCGCAGATACAGCCAACACAGTACAAAGAGTGTGACTGGATAGGATTCAACTACGCCAGAAGCGAAAAGAACAGAGACGGTAAGGGTGTGCATTTCTTTCTGGACGATTACCAATTTAATTCTGTCTGGCAGTCCCCGGACAAGTACCTTGACATGTTCCGGCAGTTTACCCACGTCATGTCCCCGGACTTTTCTACATACACTGACTTTCCGAAAGCGATTCAGATATACAATCATTACCGGAAGCATTGGGTGGGCGCATATCTGCAAGAGAATGGAGTAAATGTGATACCGACAATCTCATGGAGTACGCCGGACAGTTTTGACTGGTGCTTTGATGGGGAGCCGGTGGGCGGCGTTGTGGCGATATCTAGTGTAGGTGCGTCAAATAGCAAGGCGAAGAAAGAGTTGTTTATGGCAGGGTATAATGAAATGCTTGTAAGATTGCGGCCGGAAGTGGTATTATTTATGGGTAAGGTGCTGGAAGAATGCACAGGGAACATTGTGCAAATTAAGGCATTTCAGGAAAGGTTTAAAAGGGTGATGTGATGGGAGGACGTGGTGGAAGTAGCGGGTTGTCTAATAAATCTTATGATACGCCCAAAAAGGCTATGGATGCGTTATACAATTACTCAAAAGAAAAAGGGGACGGAATCTTTAAGAGATGGCAAAAAGGGGATCAAGACAGACTGTATATCAATCTTGAAAAGCTTTATAACATGGAAGTTGGATATAGAAACAAGTCTGGAAGGATCGCTGATGTAAAAATTGATGGAGTTGAAGTAAACAATAATGTTGCCAATAACATACTCAAGGAAACAGCTTACATTGATGTAAATACAGGAAGAATATACGCAAGAGAAGAAGAAACCGTTAAGAGGCTGCGGAAATATATACCAAAAAAATATACAAATTATAAAAAGAAACAGAGTTAAAATTTATAATAATCCCATAAACGTCACAGATTTATTCGTGAACCGTTTATGTGATTAATCCACTTTTTATGACTTTTTATTTTTAAGATAATCAATCGCTCTGTTTTCTATTTCTTTTTTCGTTTCGCTGTTTTTAAGATCAGAATCTTTATAAGATCTTCCGTCAACCTTAATTCTTGCGCAGCCACCAAAAACTTTTATTCCCAGTATTTCTAAATCTCCGCTCTCCAATCCGTTTCTATTTTCTATAACATCACCAGCAGACCATGCCAAAGAAAGATTAGAAAGAATGTTTTCTGCTATTTCGTATAAGTTTTTATAATTTTTAAGAACCTTTGGATTTGTATAACTGTCAGACTCCGCTTCCCTGACCTTATTTTCAAAAGCCTTTCTCGTATTATCAACAATATCATTTGCCCATTTAATCTGTTTTTCAGAACCTTTAAACATTTTGTATTTCCTCCTGTTTGGTTTGTTGATTGCTGTGGTTATACTATATCACTTTTAAAAGAAATAGTCAAGCCTTTTTATAACTTTTTTAAGAAATATTTTTTGTTGACTTTTTCGGCATGATAATATATAGTAGAAAATAGAAAGGAGGATTTGAAATGCTGAAATATAAAATAAATATAGCGGACGCATTAGAGAGAAAAGGCTTTAACACGTACAGAGCAAAGACGAGCAAACTGTTAAGCCAAGACACGCTAAAAAAAATAAAGCACGAAGATACAAATATATCATTGGAGAGCATCAACAGAATTTGCATGATTTTAGATATGCAGCCGAAAGACCTTATAGAATATGTGGAGAATGAGGAAGAAAAAAAGAAATATAACGTTTGAAATTATTTTGAAAATATCTCTTTACAAAGTTATAATAATGTGATATTATATAATTGTCAAGAGGGAAACCAAATGACAATAACCCGAAAAAGAAAATAAAAAACGAAAGGCAGCCATAAGGCTGGAAGGTGGAGATTATGACAACATTGGAAATGATTTTAAAGGGTGGAAGAGTTGAGAATGAGGATCAGGCAAGCATTTTTGCAGAGAACGCAGATTTTTACGAACAGGAAGACGGATGCGGAGATTTCCGCATTGAAACAGAAAACGGATACGCAGAAATCTACGGGCATTACGAAAAGAGCGGAGAAGGTGAGCAGATGCCGGTTGCGGATTCCTCACAGGACATAAGATTTTACGACAAAGACATGAACCAGATTGAAAACCCTTTTAGATAAGGGTTTTCTTTTTTTACAGGAGATAATAATATTATGATTAAAATATGTCTAAATTGCGGAAATGAATTTAATGCAAAAAGTAACGGATCAAAGTATTGCTATGATTGTAAAAACGGTAAAATATACATGCAAGGACACGAAAACGAAGAATATGGAGAGTTAAAAATTAACTCTGTATATCGTTACAAAGACAAACAATATGCAGAATGTGTATGCTCGTGTGGTAAAAAGTGTGAAATTAGATATGATAGCATAAAATCTGAGAAAACAACAAGTTGCGGGCATGTTAACGAAAAAAATCTATTTTATCAATCAGATTTAACTGGAAAAACGAACAAATACGGAGTAAAAGCTCTTTATAATACAGGGGAAAAGGATGGTACATGTTATGTCTGGCGCTGTCTTTGCACATGTGGGAAGCAATTTGACGTTGCAACAAACGATTTTAAAATCAGAAAATCATGTGGGCATTTGCAAGAAGAATCACGGAAAAATAATATAAAAATAGCGAAGAGAGTATATGATGAATACTCAAAAGACGGGACGAATGCGTTTGTTATAACGTCTAAAATACCGAAAAATAATACATCTGGATTTAAGGGCGTTAAGAAAAGAAACGACAGGGGAACGTGGACGTCAGAAATTATATTCAAAGGGAAACGTTATTATCTTGGCGATTACTATTACATTGAGGATGCGGCGGAAGTTCGCAAAATTGCAGAAGAACACACGCATAAAGATTTTTGGAAATGGTTCTCAGAAGAGTTCCCGTTATTGTATAAAAAAATAAGCGATAAAGCAGAAACAAGTGAAAAAGAGGATTTGAAAAGAATAAGGGAAATTAGAAAACGAAACAGGAAGAATAGGGAATGGGTTTTAGAATACAATGGGCAGAATAAGACACTGATAGAATGGTGTGCGGAACTGGGCATGGATTACGACTGCATCAGACAGCGGATCAAGGTCTTGGGGTGGGGAGTCGAAAAAGCGTTTGAAACTCCTGCAAGAAAACGTAATGGTTGACAGATAAAATAAAAAAACGAGGAAGATATTCTTTATTTGTAATTTGGTACAAATTCATTCTCAAATAATGGTACAATAATCATAACTAAATCAAAGCGACCTATGAATTGGCATAGGGTAAGGACTAATAGGTGTCATGGATGCGTGTAATGCGCGTCTGTGGCACTTTTTTATTTTACGGGTGGTTTTATGGCACAGTATGACGGGTCAATTCGGATAAATACAAAAATTAATACAGAAGGAATAAAAAAAGGAGTGTCCGAAATGAAAGGTGGTTTTGGACAGCTTAAATCCGGCGTACAAGGCGCGTTGTCTGGACTTAACAGCAAAATTTCAAGTGTTGGGAGCAAATTTAGAAGTGTCGGGGCCGGAATTAGAAAAGAAGCATCAAAGATAAAAGGGAGCGTAAACGGCGTATCTGACTCTTTCAGGAACCTCGGCGCAACTATAGCTTCTGTTTTTGCTGTACGAAAAATCGCTGGTTTTGCTTCATCAATGACAGAATTGGGTTCCGATCTGGAAGAAGTGCAGAACGTAGTTGATGTTACATTTACCACCATGTCGGACAAGATAAATGAATTTGCCATAAACGCCGCGAAATCTGCGGGTTTGTCCGAAACAATGGCGAAGCGTTACGCTGGAACATTCGGGGCAATGGCGAAATCATTTGGGTTTGCGGAAGATGCAGCTTTTGGAATGTCAACTACGCTTACGCAGCTGGCTGGTGATGTTGCATCCTTCTATAACATATCCCAGGACGAGGCCTACACAAAGCTGAAATCCGTTTTTACAGGAGAAACGGAGACTCTAAAAGACCTTGGCGTTGTCATGACGGAAAACGCTCTTAATTCCTATGCAATGGCAAAGGGTATAGGAAAAACCGTAAGCAAAATGACTGAGCTAGAAAAAGTCGCATTGCGGTATCAGTTTGTTACCGAAAAACTGTCCGGCGCTTCCGGCGACTTTATCCGCACGCAGGATAGCTGGGCGAACCAGACAAGGATTCTGAAATTGCAGATCGAAAGCCTTAAGGCAACCATCGGCCAGGGACTTATAAATGTACTTAATCCTCTTTTGAAAATGCTTAATACCTTATTGGAGAAGTTAAAGGTAGTAGCGAATGCTTTTAAGTCATTTACGGAATCGTTTTTCGGGAAAAGTTCTTCTGGCGGTTCTGGAGCGGGAAATAAATATGTTGATACCGCCGAGGGAATAACTGGCTCACTTGAAGATGTATCTGACGCGGCGCAGGATGCAGAGAAGTCACTGGAAGGATATTTGTCCCCTCTTGATGAAATAAACAAATATTCAGCAGGAAAAGACGATGAGTTATTGTCTGATTTGGAAAATATTGACTTTTGGAACCTCGGTAATTTGGATATGGAAGTCAATGTTAAGCCAAATATAGATGAATCAGGCTTATCAGATAAATTTAGGCAGATGGCCGAGAAAGTAAAAGGAATCTTGACAAGTCTGTTTAATCCTCTTAAGGAGGCTTGGAGCAGAGAAGGAAAATTTGTCATGGATTCATGGAAATACGCCCTTGATGAAGTATGGAAACTGATTAAAGACATAGGGCGTGATTTCCTTACAGTATGGCAGCAAGAGGGTACTATAAGGATATTCGAGAATATATTGCATATCATTGGCGATATCGGGCTTGTGGTTGGTAATCTTGCGGGAAAGTTCAGGGAAGCGTGGAACGAGAACGACACGGGGTTACATATTCTTGAAAATATACGGGACATAATCGGCGCGATTGTTGAAAATATACGACATGCCGCAGATGCAACCGTAGAATGGTCTTCAAAAATAGATTTTTCCCCACTTCTTACAAAATTTGAAGAGTGGACAGCTTCACTTGTACCAGTCATTGATACTCTGAGCGGAATAATGACGGATTTTTACGAGAAAGTACTTCTTCCGATTGGTCAATGGGTTTTAGAAAAAGGATTGCCGGATTTACTGCAAGTGTTTATTGATTTTAATGAAATGGTTGACTGGGAATCTCTTAGGGCAAATTTTGCGGAACTCTGGGAACATTTGGAACCATTTGCGGAGACGGTGGGCGAAGGACTCATAATATTTATAGGAAGATTGTCAGAGGTTTTGGCCGGATTCCTAAACAGTCAGGCTCTTAAAGATTTTCTCGCAATGATAGAAGACTGGATGGACAATGTCAGTCCGCAGGAAGTCGCGGATGGCTTTGAAAAGATTGCTATTGCTATAATTGCGCTTAAGGGTGCAGGGGCGGCACTTACGTTTATATCAACAGGATTTTCTGCGCTTTCTGGCGTAGCAAACATGTTAAAGGGTGCGCTTTCCCTACTACACCCCGTTATTACAATTCTTTCTGGCGCAATATCTGGTCTTGGTGGTGTGATATCGTTTTTATTATCACCGATTGGTCTTGTAGTTGCGGCTGTAGCTGCGTTGGCGGCGGGATTTGTTTACGGATACCAGACCTCAGAAGAATTTCGGCAGAAAGTGGAGGAACTTAAGGAGAAATTTATAGAGTTTTGGCAGGAAAATCTTAAGCCAATGCTTGAAGAATGGGGACAGAAATTTAAGGAGCTTTGGGAGGAACACCTTAAGCCGTGCATCGATAAGTTGATGGAGCTTTTGAAAGCCTTGTGGGAAGATGTTCTTATTCCGATAGCGGGATGGATTGTTGACACAATTCTCCCTGTGCTTCTCCCTATAATAGATGAAGTTTTCAACACAACTATTGATTTAGTAGGATGGGTAATAGATGTAATCGGTGGTTTATTTGATGTTATAAAGGACACAGTGGGGCTTGTTGCTGACCTTCTTAGAGGTGATTGGTCTGGCGCGTGGGAACACGCAAAGAACATTGTAGAGACGGTATTTGACGGAATAACAGGAACGATAGAAAGGGCGGTTGGCTGGATAACTGACCAGATAGATAAGATTATTGATAGATTCAGGAATATGAAGGAAAAAGTAGGAGACTTCTTTAGTGGCGGTGGAGGCGACTCTGGCCAGACTTACTCCGCCCGATCCTACTCCATGCGCTCCATGTCGGCTCCATCCGTCCACCCCGCGATTGCAAAGCTGGCAAACATCGAGATACCGGGATACGCAACGGGACAGGTCATTCCTACAAGCATGAAACGACATCTGGCATGGTTGGGAGATAATCCGCGTGAAACAGAGGTTGTGTCTCCGTTATCTACGATTGAACAGGCTGTTATAAATGCTATGGCAAAGGTAGGCGCAGTAGGAAACGGCGGTAGCAACGGTGGAAATACATACAGTGTAAAGGCAATAGCAAACGGCGGGGTGATATTTGACATGATTATAGAAGAAGGTAAGACACGGATGATGGCTAGTGGAAGAAATCCGTTTGACCTTGGAACGACGTAGGAGGGTGTTATGGACAGACCATTTGAATTTAACGGAATACCAGTCAAAACGCCAGATACGTTCAAGCCAAATTTCGCCACGACTTCCACGGAAGATTCGGACAGAACACAAGATTTGGTGATGCACAATACGCCGATAGGAACGATCTCGAGCTATTCCTTTGAGTGGAAGTACATAGAGCCGGAAGAAGCTGCGCTTATCTTGGCACAGGTTATGAACAAAAGCGAATACAGTCTGCGGTATCTTAATCCTCTTACAGGTCAATGGACGGTTGGACAGTTTTATACATCAAATTATCCTTTTGGAAGTTTGAAACATGTAAACGGGCGTGATACATGGGAAAGCCTATCATTTAATGCGGTGGTGATTAATCCAGTATGATAAATGCAAGTAAGGAATTTAAGGAAAAACTAAAAAACGGCGCGGCGGTCGTAAATTATGCAGACGTGACTCTGTCAGACGGTACCGTACTGCATCTTGAACCAAGAGATTTTATGATCGGCGGCTGTCAAATTGAGGACAAGACTTCTGACGGAAAGTTTGGTGTCGGGTTCTGTATTGGAAAGACTTTGAATATCCGTCTGGAAAACGATGACGAGCGGTTTTCTTCTTATGATTTTTACATGTCTACTATCGTAATCTATGTTGCCATGCTTTTGGATGATGGTACAATCGAGAAAATCCGTAAAGGAAAGTACTACGCCACAGTGCCGCAGACTCAGGGGGGCATTATAGAGATATCCGCAGTGGACGCTATGTACCGTCTTGACCGGCCTTACGCCGCGACTACGGTTTATCCGGCCACCTTACAGAGTATTATATCTGATATATGTCTTGACTGCGGCATACCAGCGGGTTTCCAGCAGTTTGACAACTATACCTACACTGTAAAAGAAAAGCCGGAAAATCTGACTTACAGACAAGTATTGTCATATGCCTGTCAAGTGTCCGGGCACAATGCCAGAATCGACAATGACGGCTATATGCAGTTAATTTGGTACAACACGTCTCTTCTTAATTGGTACAATTACAATGGTGGGAGCTTTAAGACCTACCCTCACGATACCATACTTGACGGAGGGGACTTTACCAATTACGGACAGGGAGAGCACGTGTCTGGCGGCGAGTTCACCGACCCGCGACCGGAACACATTTTCCGCATTAAATCCCTTAATGTTCATACGGACGACGTGGTAATCACAGGGGTAAAGGTGATCGGCAAGGACGGCGTGACGGCCCTGTTTGGAGAAGAGGGGTATGCGATTGTTGTAAAAGGCAATCCATTCGTGGACGGGAAGGAGTCAGAAGTCGCAGCGTATCTTGGCGGACGTATGGTTGGAATTACATTCCGGCCGTTCTCCGCTCAGATACTTGGCAATCCCTTGTATGAGCCGTTTGAGGTTGTCATGGTGTCCGACAGAAATGGAAATGTATATAATTCAATTGTTAATTCGATATCGTATAAGATCGGAGCCTATACTGCAGTATCATGTCAGGCAGAAGACCCAGTGCGGAACGGGAGCGAGTACATATCCCCCACGGTGCAGGCGGCAGTGGCGGAAGCAAGAAAGAACGCTGAAAAGCAAATTTCTACTTATGATAAGGCCGTGCAGCAAATGAACCAGCTTGCAATGAACGCCATGGGTTTTCATACCACCGTAGAGGATATGGCGGACGGGAGCCGAATTGTGTATTTGCACGATAAACCCGCGCTGGAGGATTCCAAAACCATCTATAAGCAGACGATAGACGGCTTTTTTATCTCAACGGACGGCGGACAAAGTTACACGGCAGGGTTTGATAAAAATGGAAACGTGGTAGTGAATGTCCTGTACGCAATAGGGATTGTAGCAGACTGGATAAGGAGTGGCACGCTGACGCTTGGTGGGATAAACAACGAAGACGGTGTGTTGAACCTTGTAAACGCGTCTGGCGACCTTTTGACGAGGATGGACAACACAGGTCTTACGGTTTACAAAGGGAGCATCCGTGGAACTGATTTGTACCTTGGTGGATTGAATAACAAAAACGGTTCGTTGGTTGTATATGATGGTAATGGGTTAGAGGTAGGTAGATTTGATAAAAATGGTTTAAGAGCAACAAATGGATATTTCGAAGGAGAGATAAAGTCTGCCAGCGCGGAGATAACAGGCGGTTCTTTTAAAGTAAGCACATCCTCTAGCGAAACAAGCTCAATTGATATTAAGTATGGCAGTGACGCTTCATACCTTGCTCCGAATTATTTAAAACTATCAAAAAGCAATTATACATCGTACTACAGAGCGAACAAGATAGCAATGTCATACGATTCTGGAGCATCCGAAGAAATGTTTTTTGAAGCAACAAAAGAATTGCTTTACACAAGCGGAGGTTTTGCGAGTGGAGGTCAGAAAAACAGAGTAGTAAAAACAGAAGACTACTCAGACCGGCTTCTTTACTGTTACGAAACCCCAAAACCATATTTTGGAGATATTGGAGAAGCCACGCTGGATGAAAACGGGACATGCTACATATTCGTGGATGATATTTTCCTTGAGACTGTCAATACGAACTGCCAGTACCAAGTATTTCTGCAAAAGTATGGGGCAGGGGATGCTTGGGTAGAAGAAAGGCATCCGGCTTACCTCCTTGTCAAAGGAACGCCGAATCTTAGGTTTGGGTGGGAATTAAAGGCGCGGCAGTGCGGTTTTGAGTCAGAGCGTCTGGAAAAATTTACTCTGGACAGGACATACGGCGGGGTAGATTACGAGAAAGAAGCGCAGGATTACATAAACAATTATTATGCGGAGGTAATGAAGGTATGAAAAAAGTAACGAGCATGACAATCCTTACAACGGCAGAGGGCAAGCGGCTTTCCCTCACTTTTTCCGAAATTGATGATAGCGGAAATATCATCAAGGAAAATGAGAGGGCGAACCGTGTAGTAGTAGACGGTAACGCGCTTGGAATCATTTCAGAATTGGAAGATTTCGCGCAGGGAATCGTGGAGGGGTAGCCTATGGCACTCAGATCAGCAACCACAACTTTAGCAACAATTCAAATGCGCCGCGGCGCCGAAGAACTTTTTGATCCCGACCAGATGACCGCGGGGGAATGGGCGGTATCAACAGACTCAAAAAAGGTTTGGATGTGCTTCCGGCCCGGGTTCGTTTTACGAATGGCTACATATGAGGCGTTTGAGAAAGATATGGAGCTTATACGAGAGATTCTGAAAGAATGCCAAGATATTCAGGCCGCGGTGGAAGCGTTTGTGATTCTTGCTGAACAACATGAAAACCACGCAGGAACATACTCCAAAGAATCCAGGTCATGGGCCGTAGGCGGAACTGGTACGCGCGTGGGAGAAGATACTGACAACAGCAAATACTACAGCGAGCAGTCCAAAAAATGGAGCGAAGTCGCGGAGAATGCGATTGATCTTTCAAAGCCGGCTTTTACTATTGATTTTGGAACGGGGCACCTTCTGTATTCTGGCGGGAAGTTTGATTTTGAAGTTGATAACAACGGGCATTTGTTATGGGGGTTATCGTTATGAGCGAAGTAATAAACGGAGATGCAGGAAGAATTGGGTTTCTGGTAAAAGGAGAATATCGGGAAGAAGAAACATATGGTTTTCTTGATGTTGTTTATTATAACGGGTCTTCTTATGTAGCGAAAAAGGATACAACCGGAAATGTTCCTGTAAATGACAATGAGTTTTGGCAGATATTGGCATCCGCTAGTGCGGGAGGCTCTTCCGGTGGAACGACTGATTATGACGATCTGGATAACAAGCCAAAAATTAACAATGTTGTTTTAGAAGGGAATAAAACGCTTGCAGATATCGGCATTAAAACAATGACGACTTTTAGAGCGGGTATTGGTAAGCCAGATGGTACGACAATTACGGTGGATGAAGATGGAACGATGCATTTGGCTGGTGGAAGCGCGGATGGAGATTTTGCGTCCAAGGCGATTTATGGTGATGATGCAGTCAGCCTTGGCAGGAAAGATGAGACGGTTGTTGGTAAAAAAAGTTTTGCGTTTGGGAATAACCTTGATGTAACTGGACAAAAGTCAATGGCTATCGGTGACACAAATATAGTAGCCGGAATTAATTCTTTTTCAGGCGGATACAACAACAAAGCAAGCGGCGATAATTCTATTTCCTTCGGAAAAGAATGCAATACTATGGGTTATAGTTCTATGGCTTTAGGAAGCCATTTAGCTTCTGTAGATATCTATTGTTTTTCAGAAGGCTGCGGCAATATAGCATTTGGATCAGGATCCCACGCGGAAAATTGCCAGAATATAGCAGGAACAAAATATGTTTTTAAAATTGCAAGCTATGACTCGACGGCTAAAAAATTTACATTTGACAATACATACTATGGATTCTCCGACGCTTTTTCGACTTTAGAAGTAGGGTCAAAACTTTTTGTGCAAAATACGCACTATATAGATATCGCTTCTATATACACGGTTTCCGAAAAAGGAAGCGATGGGAAATCAATTATTGTAAATGAAGATATTCCAACGTCAAATTATTTTGTTATTTTTGCTACGATTGTAAAATCTGAAGGAAATTATCCGGGGTGCCATTCGGAAGGAAGAATAAGCATTTCCGCAAATAACTATGCACACTCTGAAGGGTATATGACAGAAGCAAGAGGGGAATGTTCTCACTCAGAAGGATATAAAGCAAAAGCTACAGGTGATCATTCTCACGCGGGAGGATCAAATACGCTAGCAAGCGGTTCACAGTCTTTTGCAGAAGGAAATGAAACCATAGCAAGTGGGAGCAGGTCTCACGCTATGGGATATAAAACAGAAGCATTATATGACCAACTCGCTATTGGTCATTACAATAATACAGAATTAGCTACAGGAGGAAAATATTCTGGCACAGGAACCGGCTCAGCGTTTGTAATTGGAAACGGAGCTGATTCTGGAAAAAGCAATGCAGTAAGAATAGATTACAACGGAAAACTTTGGTGCAAGCAGGCATACTCTTCCACAGGAGCAGACTACGCAGAGCTTTTCGAATGGGCAGACGGCAATCCCGATAATGAAGATCGGCGCGGCTACTTTGTGACAATGTACGGGAAACGGATAAAGAAGGCATCTGCGGGTGATTACGTAGTTGGAATTATATCCGGCAACCCGTCGGTGATCGGTAACGCCGATATGGAGTGGCACGGCCAGTTCATGCGGGACGAATTTGGGACGTTTATCAAAGAAACCCACAAAGAAACGGTCAATGAGCCATCCATTGACGAAGGCGGAAATGTGACAGAGGTCGAACGTGAGGTGGACGTGGAGTTTTACAGAGTCAATCCTGACTACGATTCCGACGCTCCGTATACCTTCCGCCTTGATCGCCCCGAGTGGGACGCAGTCGGAATGGTTGGGGTTCTTCCCGTCCGCGACGACGGTACGTGCGAAGTCGGAAGATATTGCCGCTGTGCAGACGGAGGTATTGCTACACTCGCAGAAGAGCGCGGATTTGATACCTATATGGTGATAGAACGGGTAACAGATAATATTGTCAGTATCGTGTTAAAGTGAGGGCAGGATTATGAGAGACGCAGGAAGGATCGGATTTGCGATAAAAGGGGAATATAACAGTTCAGAAATATATGAAAAACTGGATGTTGTGTACTATGATTTTTCTTCATATGTTGCATTAAAAAATACGACGGGTAACCTTCCAACGAACAGTGAATACTGGCAGATGATCGCAAAGGGATATGAGTTTGGTTTTTCCTATAGCTTTGCGGAATCAGTCGCTTCTCTTCCGGCTGTAGGAAAGATTGGCGTGTTTTATCTTGTGCCAAACCAAGAAGCTTCTATGGATAACAGATATGACGAATACATTTACATTCCTGATTTCGGGTATGAAAAGATTGGAGAGCTGCAGGCAGAAGTTGATCTTTCGGGATACGTTACGGAGGATCAGCTAAGCTCAGAACTTTTAGGATATATGAAAGCTGCGGATGCGGAAGGGACTTTTGTGCAAAAATCTGGAGATACCATGACGGGGAAACTCAATGTAATTACCCCATCTGGCGGTGGAGGATTTCACGTAAAAAACAAAGATAACGAAGAAAAAGTATGGCTCGGAATAGGAAGCGGCGGTATAAACCACGGAGTTCACTCGAATAAACTCGGCCGTTGGCTTATTTTTGGAAATAATAGTAAAACTATTATACCCGGAGAAGCTGTCATTCAGGGAAACGAACCGATAGTTGGGAACATCAGAATGAAAAATTATAACGTTCCCGATAATGGTGGCAGGCAAAAACTTCTGCTGATGTGGGATGTGACGGACTGGTATAACACACAAGGTTCTGAGCATATCGAAAATCCAAAAGGATTTTCAGGCATGATCATATGCATCAGAAATTCCGACTATACAAGTCGGTATGGAACTGCGGACATAACCATTTGCGCAAATTATGATAAGAAATTAGCGGAGGCTAATCCTCTTTTTACCAATTACCCTACTCAATATTGCCCCATGCTTGTTCATAGAGAAAGTGACGATACATACCATCTTGCCATGAAAATTTCTGGATCAGGTCGCACTATCACGCTTGTTGGCACGTTTTTGAACTATGATGCGATGGAAAACGAATGGGTTCTGTTTGCAGACAGAGAATCGTTTGCTGAAGGATACGAGCTTGTAAAAGGCCATAAAGTTATTACCTACCCAAGTGCTATAAAGGCAACGCAGGATGCCGAGGGAAATGTAATCAATACAACATATATCAAAAACGGAAATCTTCCTATTGCAACGGAGTCAAGTATTGGAGGGATAAAGCCGGACGGCACAACAATAACCGTTGACGAAAACGGCGTGGCAACGGCAAAATCTGGTGAAATTACAGAAGAATTTCTTTTGGAAAATTATGTAAAAAAAAGTGGCGGGGATATTTCCAAGACATTGTCCGGCATTTTTTTGTCAAATTCCAGAATACTGCCATCTGCAGGATCAACGATTGATGTAAATTTTGGTAGAATAAATAAATATCTTTCTGATTTAAAAACCGTTGCGTTTAATGGATATTTTTCCAATTTATTAAATGTTCCTGTAAAATATATTAGAAGCATACGTTTTGATGCATGGGAAGCTGCATATATAGCTGAATATGCGATACCAAGTTTTGGTAGTAATAGCTTTATTTTAGTAAATCACAATGGGGCATCGTCAACTTTATCCAATACAGGCGCGGATGACAGGCAAGTTATATGGGCGATTTTTCCAGGATGGTTTTCCGGCACTAGCACATCTACTACTAGTCCTCCTGTTAGAATCGTATCTTTAGGAAGTAGAGGGTCGACCTCAAGAGGCGCAATTGCTTCGGTTAGTAGTGAAATATATAGTTCTCACATTATTAAAGTATCTGTTCCAAAAGGATCAGTTGGTGAATTTTATTTTTTCGCATTCGGTCCTCATGCTGAAAGAGTAGAAATAAATGCTAGATAGGAGATAGTCAAGTGAAAAAAAATAATTATATAAAATATAAAAACGGGGAAGTGCAGAATGTAACGGGATATTCTGTTTCAGATAGCGTCATAACAATTTATTTCCAAAAAGAATCCTTTCCTATGGTTTCGAATGATGGATTTGAGTTATACAGCGGAGATGGCATGATGATTGTGGATGGATCAGAATTTATCTACCGCTATGATGTATTAAATGCGGAGAATCCAACACAGCCATACACCGTTTCGTATACAAACAATCCAGAGTTGAGACAGACTGTCCCATACATGACACAGGAGGAAATGGATATTGATGCAGAAAATATTCCTGTTGATCCCCTGTCAAATGAAGAACTTACGGAAATGGTCGGCGGCCTTCTTTACGAAAGCAGTTTATCGCAGATTGGTCTATCAAATGCAGAGGGGGTGATTTAATTGCCATACAGAATTTTGAGAAATTTCATCCAGAACGGAATCAAGACTGGTGATCAGATAGCAATTATGGCCGATGTCTATTATGCTGCCGGAAGAATTACCGCGGATGAGTACGCAGATATAATCGACCGCATTAGCAAAATAGTGAAATAATGGTTAAAAGGAGGAAAATGCTGATGGAAGATTATGGAAATTAGTTAAATAAAAATCTAAATTTTTTCATTAAAATGGTACAATTTTACAAAATAAATGAAGTATCATATACATAAGAAATGTTTGCGAGGTGTTTATATGTCAAACGAATTACTCAATATCATCATACCAGCTCTTGCAAGTCTGTTTGGCTCCGTTGTAGGTGTGCTTGGAAGTGCAAAGGTACTTACCTATCGGGTAACCCAGCTTGAGGAAAAAATGAGGAAGCAGTGCGAAAACTGCTCTGTCATGGACGGCCGGGTAGACAAGCTTGAAGCAAGGGCTGATGTGATGGAGGAACGAATCAGAACGGCTAACCACCGTATTGATAATTTAGAGAAGAAAGAAGGTATAAAATCATGAAAAGAAAAGTGGAAAAAATGACGATTGTACGGACTGCGGTGCTCGGCTTCGCACTTTTGAATCAGATTTTGACGATCAGCGGCTGCAACCCTCTCCCGTTTTCGGACGAAGAATTTGGGCAGGCTGTATCTATGGTTCTGACAGCGGCGGCATCCCTGTGGGCGTGGTGGAAAAACAACAGCTTTACGCAGTCGGCGCTTGCGGCGGATGATTTTTTGCACTCGGAGGATTAGTATGTCGACAAAAGAACAGATAAACGGCTTTATTGAACAGATCGCTCCGACTTTGCAGAAAGAAGCGAAGCGGCGCGGGTACAAGGTGGTTTCTACGGCAATCGCACAGGCATTGCAGGAATCTCTTTCCGCTAAGAGCAAAAGCGGAATCAGCCAACTCGCAGAAAAATATCATAACTACCACGGCATGAAGTGCGGACAATATTGGCTGAAACAGGGAAGACCTTCCGTGTCGCTCAAAACCGGCGAAGAGTACAAGATAGGCGTGATAACTCGGATCACGGATTATTTCCGCGTTTATCCAGACATGGAAACCGGATTAATCGGCTACTACGACTTTCTGGATATGAAGCGGTATGCAAAGGTAAGGGATGCTGATACGCCAGAGAGGTACATGAATGCGATCAAGGCGGCGGGCTATTGTACAAGCAGTACATACATAAACAACTGCCTTGCGAAGATTGACAAATACGGGCTGACAAAGTATGATGATGTAGTTGCGGATGGAGAGATTGCCCTTGGGAAAAGGACGGTATTAAAGTATGGTGACCGCGGTGCAGATGTAGTACATTTGCAGATCCGTCTTACTGCTATGGGATACAGTGTCGGCAAGATTGACGGTATCTTCGGGATTAAGACCTTGGAGGCAGTAAAGGCATTCCAGATCGACAAAGGGCTTGCTGCAGATGGCATTGTCGGGGCAAATACTTGGGCGGTACTCGGATAAAATTTGTCACAGAATTTGTCATGAAAATTGAATATAACCAGTAAAATCAATGATTTTGGCACTTTATACCGCGGGTTCGAATCCCCCGTGGTTCACTAGAAGAATCCTCAAAGTAGATTTGGGGATTCGAACCCCGGTTTGAAATCCCCCGTGGTTCACTCATTTTAATCTTTCAATGGCTTTACTTAGCCGGAACATTTGATTGCAGCGGAATTTCTGCAGTTCAAATGTTTTTTTATTCGCTAAAACAACTAAAATAAAAAGGATAAGGAGACAGTATGGAACAGACGAAAGAAAACAAAATGGGCACCATGCCCGTCAATAAACTGTTGGTTACCATGTCCCTGCCGATGATGATATCCATGCTGGTGCAGGCGCTTTATAATGTGGTGGATTCCATCTTTGTTTCCCGCATCAATGAAAACGCACTGACAGCCGTGTCACTTGCATTTCCAATCCAGACACTGATGATCGCGGTGGCGGGCGGCACCTGTGTCGGTATCAACGCGGTGCTCTCAAAGGCTCTGGGGGAGAAAGATCAGGAGCGTGCGGACAATACGGCGGTCAGCGGCATTGTGCTGATGGCGTTCAGCTATGTATTGTTTCTGCTG